CAAACCACAGCACGTATTATGGTAACGGTGCCGCGGTTGATTGTGTCGAAACTAAGTTTGAGGAATGATCATGAAATACACCGAAGAAGAAATGACCGCCCTAGCCGCTGAGCTGCTAGAAATTGATTTGGAATTGCCGCAAGTTTGTCCTACGTGTGGCCATGAGTTGGAGGATTGATTGTGAGTGATTTTGAAAATGAAGTTAGGGTTTTGGATTTCACCAAGAACGGCTCTATCTGCTCCGCAAAAGTAAAAATTAATGTTGAGATTGATGTGATGATTGGTTATTCAGGTACTAGCGAGAATGTAGCCAAAGATGCGCTAATGTCCCAAGCTTTTAATCAACTGCGTACCAACATACTAGGAGAGGATTATGAGCGATGTTAAATTAAAGCGTAGCGACTTGCATCCGCTAAAGACTTGGAGTTGGAGCTGCCCAATATGCGACTGGTGGAATGAGACACAATGCGACCCTGATTGTGTTCTGACTGAGGAATATGAGTGCGATGGATGCTTTCACGAATTTGAATGGAATAGCGAGGTGACAGATGACTAACTTTAACACTGAGCAAAACGAATCGATCAACTTTGAAGACAATCCAAACGGATTTACATCACTCAAGAATGTGGCTAAGTTTTTCGATGTAGGCAATCAAACGATTAAGAATTGGTACAAATCTGGTAAATTCCCACCACCTGTCACCAATCCGTTAGATAATTCTAAAAGCGCTCATAAGTTTTTTAAAAACGAGGATTTGATAGCATTTAAAGAGAAGCTTGAATACGAAGAACCCGCCTAGAGCGGGTTTTTTATTGTCTAATGGTAATCAAAACGGTCATCGAAATTATAATAAAATCCTTAATAACCATGTTAATCAACACCTTATAATAATATTCTACCCACTATGATAGTAGGTCTTGATATAACATTCAGCAGAGTATCTAGATAGCTACCTAATCATAAAACAGACGCAAATCTATTTATTAATTGTTGTCATCAGACTCATTATTAGGTTTATTGTCATAGCCTAGACTGTCTGACGGGGCTTCAAAACCACGGTCTTGACCAAAACCGCCACGCTCAAAGCCACGATCTTGACCTTGACCAAAGCTTCCGCGTTCAAAACCACGCTCTTGACCTTGGCTAAAACCGCCACGATTAAAACCACTACGATTGGCAAAGCCGCGGTCTTCAAACCCGCTATTACTTGCCGGACTGCCACCACGCTCAAAACCACTACTCATGCCGCCGCCTTGACCTTGGTAGCCCATTGGTGCAGCACCTTGACTTTGAGACGTTGAACCCTGAGTCGTACTACTTCGGGGATTACGCGCGGGCACGACAGTTGATATGGCATGTTTATATACCATTTGACTGACAGTGTTTTTAAGCAAGACAACATATTGATCAAATGATTCTATTTGACCTTGCAGTTTGATGCCATTTACCAAAAAAATAGAAACTGGAATTCGGTCTTTACGTAGTGAGTTCAAGAACGGATCTTGTAAAGTTTGTCCTTTTGACATGAAATCTCTCCTAAATATTATATAGTTATTGTTAGTGCCAATTATTTTAAGGAATACTACAATTATAATGGCTGAGGGTAGATACAATAATAATTTTTATTTATAAAACGTATCTAAATAAGCATCAAACCCTGCTAAATAATTTTACTTTGTTATTGACCAATTCTACTTTAACGTGAATGCGTCATCATTGTCATAAATTGAGTAGCTAGTTGTTGCATCAATTACTTTTACACTTAATAAAACATCTACAGCTGCAAAAATTACGATTGCTTGCAATAGCCACTATTGTCATATCGTTA